TCTGCAACTTTAACATCTTTGATTTTATCAAGTTTTTGCATTTTTTACTCCTTTTTATTAATTATCGTCTATCATAACTTGTGCTTGTTGTACACCAGTCTTAGCGAGACTAACTCCAGCTCTTAATTTAGCTAAATCTTCGTTTTGTTCTAATTTTTTATCAAAATTATCTTTTGTTTGCATTAATTTTGCTCTGTTTAAGTCAATTTGGGCTTGATCTGCCGTTTTTTTACGTTCATTTTCCATTGCACGTAGGTCAACTTCTCTAGATTTTAATTTTAGAAGCGGATCAGAGTCAAATTGTGATGTAATTTCTTTTTCTTCCTTTGCAAAATCAGCAGTTAACTCTGCAATCAACACAGATTTTCTTGCTTCAATGTCTTGTGACAGTTTTTGAAGCGCTTGTTGTGCTTGTGGATCTTGCTGTGCCTGCATTTGTAACATTTGTATCTGTTGTAGTTGCTCTGCGAACTCTAATTCTACTTGTTCTTGTGACATTAAGCTAATGTGCTCTAAAATATTTTTTTGAACTGCACCCATAACCATAGGATTGTTACGAACAATGTTAGTAGACATAAAATTTAAGTGAGCTGTAACATGTGCTCTGTGATCTTGTCCTCTAAAAGCTTGAAAAGGTTTGCCACCTAAAGCATTTATGTGCTCAAGTGCAGGATCCATAGGCTGCATTGGTGCAGGCGGAGGTAATACTTGATCTATATTTTTAATTCCTAATGCTTCGTACATTTTTCTGTAAGCAGCATATAGATTGTGTATCTGTGGATTAGATGTTGCAAGCTGTAGTTCAGTTTGTGCAATCGTAATTCTTTGTGCCATTGAGAATATGTTTGGATCAGCGACTGGTAATATGTCAACTCTCTCATCAAAGTCCATTTGTTTAACTTCTCTTCTACCACCAACAACATCAAAAGGATAAACTGGTGGTAAATATGTTTTAAATACTTTTGCTAGTAATTTAAATTCTTGTCTCATACCTACGTATAATCTTTTGTGTATCGCAGACATAACTCTTGATCCACGTTCTAGTAACGCGACCGTAGTTCCAACAGCTGCTGCTTGGTTACCGTCACCCACTTGCATATCAGCAATAGCCGCGAACCTTTGACCAGCTCCTACTACTATACCCATAAGTTGTAATAGTGTTGCTGATGGTTCTTTGTATGGTAATGGGAAGAATGCATCACGCAAGCTACCACCTGGTGCATCAACATCTTTGAACTCACCTGGTTGTATTGGTGCAGCTTCGTCTCTAACTCTTACACCTCTTTGTTTAAATCCTGCCGGTAAATTAGATAATGTTCCTGCATCCAATAATTGACGGAGAGCAGCCGTTGCCGTTCTGCTTAATCCGCCAATCATGTGGATTAATCCAAATCCATAAAACCCTAAACCCGGTAGAAATTTGAAATGAACAAAATAATGGATTTTATTTCTTTTTGGATCAGTCGGTTGATAGTTACGTCTGATAGATAAGACTTTTCTAGAGCCTTCATCAACTGTAACTACATAAGGTAATTTTATTCCTGTTGGATTTAATTCATCATCTTTGTCTTCAAATCCTTCTAGATCTAAATTTACGTGACACTCTAATAAATTATAAATAGGTTCTTGTCTTCCAGTTTTTTTAGTGCCATCTAATTCTTTTTCTTTTTTTTCAACATCATCTTTTTGAACAGCACCTGGAGGTCCTAAATCTACATCAGAATAAAAACCACCCACTTGTTGTTTTCTTAATTCGTTTTCTGATATCTTCATAGTTTGAATAATTGATTCTGCATCATTTAAAGATGTTGCAGAATACGGAACCACTAAATCATCGGCCGGTACAAATTTAGATACAGCTCTTTCTAACAAATCATCATAGTAAACTTTTTTAAAAGTAGAACCTGCAAGTGGTAAATGAAATAACATTTGATCAAACTCTGGCTCATACTCTTCCATTTTCTCCATGAGTTCGTAGTTCATGTAGTCTTTAACACGTTGTGCTTGAGCTTCTTTTTCTTGATCTGGTCTTCCAACTATCTGTGTTCTAACAGGTCCCTCTGATGGTAATAATTCTTTGTATGCTCCAGCTTGAAACTGTGTGACTGCTTCTGCTAACACTGGGTGTGTTGCACCAGATGCTCCTTGAAAAGGTTCTGTTCTGTTTTCGTATTTAAATCCTAAAAGATCTAAACCTTGTATATAAGATTGCTCCCAATCTTTTCTTGATGCTTTGTAATCTAAATAATTTTGTGTAAGTTCTTGACCAATAGGTTCTAAAACTTCTTCGGGTAATAATTCTGCTAAGTTATCAAAGTGACTTGGTTGACCCTCTATGTTAACTTTACTTGGATCAAAATTTACTTCTACGCTTCCATCTTCTAAAGGGTTAACTTCAACACCAGGGTCAGCTGCTTCTTCAGCTTTCTGCTGTTCTACTTCTATCTCCTCTTTAGGATCAACCTCTATTGATGTTTTTACGTTTGGTAACGATTTGTCTATTTCTGCCATTTATATTCTCCGGGTTTATTATCTTAACCTGTTTTAAGGGAACATTCAACCCTTGTGGGTTAGGTCCTCGCTTAGGGGGTACTGTTCTAGTCAATCTTTTGTAAGTCATCTATCAATAATTTTTTAATGTTATCTGGGAAGGCTTCTACGTTATAACCAGCTGCCTCAAGCTCAGACCTTTTTAGTTGGTTTGGCATTAGCTCTATAATCTCTTCAATAGAGTCTAAACCAGGCTCTACGTCTTTCATTTTACCATCATCATTTATATCAGGTTTTGTGGTAAACTCTTCATACTCATCAGCTGTTCTTACTGGTTTACCGTCTGCACCTGTAATAAACTCACCTGGTTTATATGTAATAGTTTCTTCTGAAATAACTCCATCCATAACTTCATCCCCTACATTCATACCACCTTCTTTTACTTTTTGAATACTAATCTCTCCTGTAGATGTATTTTCTCTCATAACGTAATCTCCTAATTGCATATTATTCTCGACTCTTGGATCAAACTCAGGCTCAAGAGTTCTACCACTTTTTTTAATTTTTTTAACAAGTTCAAAGAAGTATGGAGGAACGCCACCTGTTGCAGTTTGTTCAACTGTTGGTCTTACAACTTTTGTTGCTTTCGTAAACTCGTCTCCAAATCCTAACATTTTTGCAATAACTAAACTTGCTCCTGCCCCTGCAGTCTTCATAAAATCTCTTCTGCTAATTCCATTTTTATCTAGAGTATCCTTAATTTCTTTTTCTAACAATTCTTTTGTTGTGTCATCGACTGGAAGTTTTCTTGCTTTTGCATAAGATTTTAATAATTTTAAACCAGGAAATATTGGCGCTGTAAATTCCATACCAAGTGTTGCTGTATCAGCTAACACTTTTGGACCTGCAGTTGTTCTTCTATCCATCATTTTTTGTTCTTCCATTTTAATTAAATCATCAAGTCCAGTTGCACGTGAAATACCCTCAGTCATTTCTGTACCAATTAAGTTATCTAAAAACTCTGAAAATATTCCGGTGCCTTTTATTTTTCTTGATTTAGGCATTTGATCGTAGTCTTGAATGTAACCTGTTCCTGTTTTATCTTCTATTTTAACAGATGGTTTTGTTGTAACGTCACCGATTAATTTACCGACAGCAGGTAAAACTCTTAAACCAAACTCTCCAATACGAATACCAGTTTTAGCTACTCTATCTGCATAGTATGGATAATTTCTAGGATCTATCATATCGTTTAGTATCTCTATTGGGTTCATAGTTTCTCTAAACGTCGTTGCTTTTGGTAGATCTGCATCAGGGTTTGTAAAATAATATTCTAGCTCTTTTACAAATTCATCACTACTCATGCCTGTTGCACCACCCTTACCAAAATCAATTCTTGGTAGTGGGGTAATATTAACTCCACCTCCCGTTTTAAATTTAGGTAACAATTTTTTATTTATAAAATCTGCAAATATTTTTTTGTCTTCTTCATCAGTAATAACTTGATTTATAATATCTAAATAATCTCCAGCTAGTTTTAATTTTTCACCAGAGACTGCTCCTTCTTCAGTTTCAATTTTTCCAACAGAACCTTCAACAAAACCTGCTTCTTTTCCAGGTGCATATAAAGATACTTCACCATTATCTGTAGTGAATATTGCACCACGTAATCCACCTTTACTCATTCTTTTTAAATCAAATGGGCTAGAACTTTCTGCAATAAATTCTTTGGCGTCAAATTCTGATTTGGCAACAATATCCATAATTTTATTATTTAAAGATTCGATTGTTTTAATATCTTTTTCATTAGTTACCGGTCCTTTACCTTCATATTTATCTACCAGTGGCCCTAATTCCTTATAATATTTTTTAAGTTCATTAATTTTATTTCTATATAATGTATTAATTTCTTTGCTTTGAAAAACTAAATCATTTTTATCAAATAATTTATCTTTATTTCTATATATCCAATCAAACTGTCTGTCTTTTTGTAGTGTTTTACCCTTACCAAATTTTTTAGTAAAAAATTCTACAGGAAAAGGATGACCACCTTCTATTTCACCTAAATCATATTTTTCATAAATATTTTTTACGTTTTTAGGTAATTTTTTTGGTGCTCTAATGTCTTTAAATCTTTGATAAGAACTTCCTCCAACTTCTTTTAAAAAATCTGTTCTTGCTAGTGTGCCTAACTCTGTTGGTGGGGCTTTTTCTATACGTTCTTTAGTTGGTTTGTATGCAGTTAAAAAATCATTTAATTTAACAACATTATAAAGATTTGTTTTAACCGTTGGAACTTCTTTTCTGTTTATAAAATCAATAACACCTGCGTTTGTTTTTATACCTAAAAGATTAGCTATTTCTCTTGTGCTATAATAACCGTCAAAGTTTACACCTTTTTCTTTTAGAGTTTTTAATCTGTCATCAAAAAAATCTCCTTTTCTTATTTCATAAAGACCACTTTTAGTTACAGGTAAATCTAGTTCTCTTGCAAGTGCAGTTCTATTATCTCTTTTTGTAACATCCATTTCTTTTTTCTTAAGTCTTTCAACCGCTTCCGTTATTTCTATACTACTTGCTAAGTCTTCTAAATTTTTTGGATCTTTAGGATCTGGTTTTTTTAAAATATTTTTATCATTAGGGTCTGTATCTTTTTTATCTTCTTCTGCTTTTTTCTTAAAATATTTTTCTAATAAAGAAGCACCTCCAACAATTGGTATTCCCGTTCCTAATACGTTTTCTAAACTACCTGAGTCTATAGGGTTTATTGTAGGTTTAAAAGGATCTAAAGTCATTACCCCTAAGCCATCTTGTAAATTAACTCTACCGCCGTTAGCTTTTTGATCACGAGGATTATCTGTAACAAATCTATTGATAGCTTCTATGGTTTGGACATCTGGTCTTTGTGGTGGCTGCACTGCTTCGCTTGCTCTAAACACACCAGGTATCTTTAACAGTTTTTCAAACTCTTCGTCGTTCAACGCAAGTTTATTACCAAGACTTGTGTCTTCATCATCTACGAACGTATTACGTATGGGATCAAATATATAAGCCAACGATGCCTCCTTCTGCGTTTAATTCTTTAAATGGTAAAATCTTGCCTTCAAATCTAGGTTTAGTGCTAGAGTATTCTCTAAAAGCATCTGGGTCTATTCTTTGTAAAGCTGCTTCACGTCTTTGAATATTTTCACCGTGATAACCTAGACGTTCTAATCTTTCTGCTGCTGTAGAACTTTCAAAGAAACCACCCTGTCCTTCTGGATTTTTATATTTACCAAATGCATCTAAATCTTCTCCTAAAGTTTCTAATAGTTCTCCCGTTGTTTGATATTCTAAAGCATCCTTTGGTCCTTGTTTAAGAATAGGCTGAACATTGTTACGATCTAACCATTTAAATATATCCTCGTTCTTTGGATCAAAGTTATCTAATTTTTCAAATACATCATTACCAAAATGTTTTCTCCATATTCTAATTGGGTCTGGCGAAAAAAACTCACCACCACCGTAGTGGTGTGCACCTTTTTTTAAATTATTATAAATTTTTTCATCAAGATTGATGATACCTTTTTCATGTAGCTTTGGTAAAAAGAAACTACCATAGCCTCTATAGTTTGGTGAGTTAGGTCTGTCATATCCAGGGCCTTCGTATAATTTTTTCATTCTTGCTCTGTGGTCACTGTCTTTTTTACTTTTTTCTAATTGTTTAGCAAAGGCTTCAATATCAAATTGATCTTCTACATCACCTTTAAAGAATGGGTCTTCGTAGTCTGCTCTACCCGAAGTTCTATTTAAAGTTGACTCATAAATTTTATCTACTTCATCATCGGTTAAACCTTTGTATTTACCTTGTCTTGCTATAACATTATTCATTTCCTTCATTGCCTTAATACTTTCCATGTCATTAATGTTATCAACGATCTGATCAACTTTATTTTG